ATCAACAGGTAGCGTTGAATTGCTTTAAAAAACAATAACTTACGCGCTACACGCTTCTGGCAGGTTGTTGATAAACAAAAAAATGCTTGATAAAGTAAAAAAAAAGAGTATAAGGGTAGTTAATCAGCGAGGAGCCATAATGGAGATATTAATTTCGGAAATAGAAAATTTTTTGTTGGTGTGTGAGAAGTGTTGTCTCCCTGATGGCGTTGCAAAACAGGTTAAACTCTGTAAAAATAAAGGGTCAGACAAGTGGACATGTTATGGAGATAATTTATCAAATTTTCTTTTAGAGCACGGAGGTTGCCCAGCATCAGGGATAACTATTAAGGCATTGTCCACTATATATACATAAGGATAAATCAGGGTGGGTGCTGATATACCCGGCACCCCGATCGCCGGCGCAGGTAGAGTAAGCCGCCGGGTAACGGAAAAAACGGGAACCTAGAGCCCGGGGAAACATCAGTTGACCCGGGAAGTAACAGGTCGTCGGCAACATGGAGGACGGATGGCACGCTGGGACAGACAGCGAGGAGCTACATGGTAGTCTCGACGATATGCCCTGAGATAAAACTTAATTATTACATCTACTTAATAACGGACAAGTCGATTGCGGAAAAATGTGTCGATATGGGTTAGATCAGGAGCAAAAAAAAGGATGCTGAAAAAAAAGAACAAAAAAAAAGTTGACATGGTCGACAAACCGTTAAATGTCGGCGGAAGACCTCCTATATTTAAAACACCGCAGGAGTTAGAAACTAAAATAAAAGAGTATTTTGAATCCTGTTGGATTGATAAAGTTGTTGAAATTACTGACAAAGAAGGGAATGTCACAACAACCAATAGTCGCTATCAAAATCAACCATACACCATCGCAGGACTGGCTTCATTCCTTGGTTTTAATTCCCGGCAATCGCTTATTAATTATGATACCAGAAAAGGGTTTTTAGACATAATAAAAAAGGCGAAGTTAAAAGTGGAAATGAATGTTGAGGAATATTTATTGGCGGGGAAGAACGCTACCGGACCAATCTTCTGGTTAAAGAATCATGCACATTATGCTGACAATCAGCAGGTAGTTGGGAAGGATGGGGGGCCAGTGGAAGTAACTCTTAAAGTTGTTTATGACGATAAACCGCAAAAGAATGGTGAATAAATGGAAATAGAAATACATTTACCTAAGCCACACCCAAAACAATATGAATTTATCAATTCTCCGGCAAAAAGAAGAGTTGTACGTGCAGGAAGACGGGGCGGTAAAGCACAGCCGCTAACGGCCAAAATATATACTCCTACAGGGTATAAAATTATGGCGGATATCAAAATCGGAGATAAAGTCCTAACACCGGCTGGTGGCGTGGCAAGGGTTGAAGGAGTCTATCCGCAAGGGATACAGGATATTTATCGTGTATCGTTTGGGGGTGGTGAATACGCTGAAAGCACATTTGACCATCTTTGGGAGATAAAAGAAAGGCGAACAGATAGTGTTTGGAAGGAGAGAACCAGGGTTGTTACAACTGAACAATTATCAAAAATGAAGACCATTACACAAGTGGGTCATGGCACTAAAAGGAGGCCAACCATTCCATCCACAAGCGCCGTGCGGTTTATGTCTCAAGATGTGCCAATAGATCCATATTTGCTTGGGGTTTTGATTGGAGATGGCAGCATGTTGCATGAATCAGTGATGGTGTCTGCATATGATCCATATATCCGTGAGCAAGTGAGTAAAAGATTGCCGCAAGGAATGACTATGCGGCGAGATGGCGACAAACATGATTATGTTTTAAGTGTTGGTATGGGTGTCTACGAGAATCCAATCATTAGAGCACTAAAAAAGCTTAATTTATGGGGCAAGTACAGTTACGAAAAATATATTCCCGATGTATATAAATATAACTCTATAGAGGTAAGGATGGGAATTATACAGGGGATATTAGACACAGATGGGTTTGTAGATCAACATGGCCAGCCGAGGCTAGAACAAACTTCAGAAAGACTTGCGAAAGATGTCGCAGAGGTAATACAATCTATGGGTGGATTATGCACTCTTCGTGTAAAGAAAAATTCTTATAAATACAAAGGGGTTAAAGTTATAGCGAGAGATGTTTACCGACAAAGCATATTATTCCCGGATGCCTCATGTTTATTTACCCTCCCAGCCAAAAAACAAAAAGCGAAACGGAGAGCTTGGCCGGTCAAAAGATACATACATAAAGTTGAGAAAGTTAGAGAAGAAGCCGCTCAGTGTATAAAGATATCTGATCCGGCTGGACTTTACCTTACGGATAATTTCATTGCGACACATAACACGGTTGGCGTAGGGATTGATGCTGTTGAAAAGTTTCTCCAGCGTCATCGTGTTCTTTATGCGGCCCCCACAAGCGAACAGATACAAAGGTTTTGGGTCACCATTACCCGGGCATTGGCTGAGTCTATAGACAAGAAGATTTTCTATAAAAACGAATCAGAGCATATTATTGAACTGAAAGGCACTGAGCAACGCATCAGGGCAAAGACCGCCTGGAATGCCGATTCATTACGTGGAGATTACGCTGACGAATTAATCTTAGATGAATGGCAGTTAATGAACGAGGACGCATGGGGATTCGTTGGCGCCCCCATGCTTCTTGATAACAATGGCAACGCTACGTTCGTTTATACGCCGCCCTCCCTCAACTCCCGCAGTGTTTCAAAGGCCAACGACCCTCAACATGCCGCAAAACTTTTTAAAAAAGCGGCGCTACTAGAAAAATCCAATCCCGGACGCTGGGCGACATTCCATTTTTCCAGTATGGACAATCCGTACATAAGCCAAGACGCGCTGGCAGAAATTACTTCTGACATGAGCAGCCTGGCTTACCGGATGGAAATTCTTGCTGAGGACATAGATCAAGCACCGGGCGCGTTGTGGACACGGGAGAACATCGAAAAGAACAGGGTTATACAATCACCTGAACTATCAAAGATCGTTGTGGCCATCGACCCGACAACCTCTGCCGATGGTGGCGGGGATGCTGCCGGTATCATCGTGGCCGGCACCCTGGCCGATCAGGGTTTTATTCTGGAAGATTGCACATTGAATGGATCACCTTTGGCATGGGCCCAGGCTGCCGTTGATGCCTATCACCGGCACAAGGCAAATCTGATTGTGGCCGAGAAGAATCAAGGCGGGGAGATGGTGGCCATTACAATTAAACAAGTTGATAAAGATGTTCCCGTTAAACTCGTTCACGCCGCGCGCGGTAAAAATGTGCGCGCCGAGCCGGTAAGCGCAAAGTATGAGAAGAATCTTGTCCATCATGTCGGAAATTTTCCGGCCTTGGAAGATGAGCTCTGCTTGTGGTTACCGGGCGACAAATCGCCAAACCGTTTAGATGCGCTAGTCTGGGCAATAACCGACCTGATCGGCGAGAGCTTTTTTAGCGATAGTGTATTTGAGGACTAGCGATGGAATCTATAATTAAGAAAATAACTCATCCCTATGCCTACGAGCTCCGGCAAGCGCGTTTAGATGCCGCTATAATCACTAAAAAACCAATGATTGAGCGCCCATTTTATTATGAAAATATTGAAAACAATGAACAATATTACGATATTTATGGCTGTATCGGCTGGCCAACCGCGGTTTCGGAAAAAGACGAAGGAAGGCCGGGATATTTAGCAATTGTTGCAGTCATTAAAGATGCACAACCGATAGAAGAGCCTATATTCCGATTATTAGCCGAAGCTGAGAGTAAGAATATCCCAACCCTGCTAAATCATACAATATCTATGCGAGAGAAGTATGGCTATGGATTACAACCTACGTTGCTGGCTTCGTGGTGGGGAGACCCAGACAGATTTATAACCACCATAGCTAGATTTAACGAGAGATATAAGGGTAAAGAATTGGCAATTAGCCCGACTGTTGATCTGTACGAATCGACATGTTTTGATGATTATGCGCGCTCGATGCAGTCGTTGATATCAAAAGACATTGAAGTAAAGCGTTTTAAATTTTCAGGGTTAGAGATTTTGAAGAGCAGACTAAGAGAGTTCAAAAGAGATGAGCCGGCAGTCATGGCAGTTGGAGGTTTAGTGCATACATTATTGCTAAGCACTGAATGGATGGATCAGCACTCTTCTAATTGCTTTGTGATTGACAATTAACGAACAAAAAACAGGAGGAAAATTTATGGACTTTATTGAAATAGTATTAACGATTGTTGTTGTTATTTTAATAGTTTGTTATTTAAAAATGTGGAAAGATAAAAGCAATAACTTAAATGAGTACAATCCTGATCCGCACGGATATCTAATGTCCAGCTATACACGCCTGTCTGATGGATACAATGAATTATATATAAGCCTTAAGGAATATAAAAAATTGCTAAACGACTATCTGGATATAGAGATGGTTGATGTAGGGGCAAAGCAGATGATTGTCAAAAAAAACAGGAGGAAAAACAATGATTGAACTTTTGCAGGCATTGGCGTTAATAGGACTTGGTGGGGTCTTATGTTTATCAGGTGTCTTTCTCGGTGCCTTTATCGTTCATCGCGCCAAGTCAACTATTCCAGGGACTGGATTTATAACGGGTAGTGTCCCAAAGGGCGAAGTGTTCACGATGAAAGACGAGCTTGATTCTCTTAGCGAAGATGGCGCGGAAAAAAAAGTCCTTGCAAAAAATAGAATTTTTAATCATATATTCGGGAAAAACATTAAGGAGGAAACATGAAAGTGAAATGTCCCCAATGCGGGAGGATGTCATTTGAAACTAATGAACAGTTTGACCCGAATTTACCGCCCCACGGCGGGATGCTGCGTTCGCTGCTTCAATATCATATTGATTTTTTATTATCAGCAACAACTAAGGCAGCAGACCTTGCGTGCCCCGAATGCCTGGCTCCGCTGGTTGTAGGAGGCGCCCTGAACGTTGTGATGCCGGCAAAAATAGCAGCCAATGATTTGCAGGTGCCTATCCGTGATGATACTTTGCAGGCGCACATAGACGGCGATAAACTTAACATTGTCGATCCGAGAAACATTCATCTCCCCGTCTTTATTTGCGACGTATGCGGCAAGGGATGTAAGAGTGAGTTGGGGCTAAATAGTCACAAGAGGTCTCATAAAGGAGAAAACAATGATTAAAATAGTTTACACGCCAGTAGGGATTGTTATCGGGGAGAAGGTTCCATCGGAGATTGGAATATTAGCGCTGAAAGATCCCCGAATTATGCAAATGATTAAAACGGAAGAAGAAAAGTTTAATGTCAATATTGTTCTCATGCTTGGTCAACCGAAATGGTTTGAAATTGATCGGGGTGCAATGAATTACGACATTAATGATGAAAAAGTTATCCACGCGTACAAAGAAAGCGTGTCTGGTTTGTCGTTAGTTAAAAAACCTCCACTTGTTGATGTGAGTGGAAAAGAATTGCAGTGAGTCAAAAATGAGGAACGTCAAATGCCCTGGACAGCAGAAGAATTTAGAAAAAAGCACAACAATAAATTGTCGGATAAACAAGCAAAAAAAGCCGCTCAGATAGCCAATGCAATATTGAAAGAAACAGGAGACGAAAAAAAAGCGATAAGAATAGCGAACGCAAGAGTGGGTTTGTGAGAGGAGAGAAACATGGTTAAAAATGATTGGAGTCTATCAAATGTGCCACCAAAAAATGATCCTGATGTAGGAGAATTCGCATTTTCGCTTTTTGAAGCGGCAAAAAACGAGAAAGAACGCTTGGGAAAACATGACGATTTTAATAATAATTTCGCCTTGTATCGAGGGAATCAGGATACGCAGCAATCAGGCCGCAAAGGAGCTCCACGCAAAAAGAAAGTCCTTACTCCGATTAATCTCTATTTTGCCAATGTGGAAAGAACTGTCTCAAACATTACTGCAAGAGAACCTACCGGAGAAGTAGTTGACCTTGATGGACAAAGTGACGGTTCTGAAAATATCCTGTCTATGGTCCTAAAAAAATGGTGGAAGGACACTAATCAACAATCAAAGACACGCGCATCCTCCAGGCAGATGGAAATATACGGATTTACACCGGAAAAACCCTATTGGGACAAAGGAAGATTTCGCCCCGATATTGCAGTGACAGACCCGTATAGTATTTTCCCATGTCCCGGAAATTGGGATAATATAGCAGAGGAAGCTCCGTATATCTGTTATGCGTACATTGATTTCGTTTCCAGTATAGAGAGTATTTTTAAAGTAAAGGATATTGCTAAAGATGATGCTTATGATTTAATGGGCACAGTCCGGGAAACATACAAGACACAAGGTTACGGAATAGAGAAGAGTATTGGAAATTATACTGATGCTATGACCGTAACTAGAGAGGTTGCCGGACAAGACACAAAAATCCTTGAACGTTGTCTGGTAATTGAGGTTTGGTTAAGAGATGACCGCGAAACAGAAGAAAAAACAGAAGAACCCTTTATAGACGAAAACGGGGCTCCTCAAGTTAGAATAACAACAATAAAGAAAAAAGTGTATCGCGACGGAATACGAAAAATAACGATTTCCAAAAGCAAAGACCCGGCTATTAAGAGCGGAATAATTATCCTTGACGATAATGCAAACCCAAATCTTAATCCAGAGCTGGCAGATGAACTTGCTTCAACAACATACCCTTGGGGGAGATTGCCCTGCTATGTTGCAAATTCCTACAAAGATGGTGTTACAATTTATGGATTTGCAGCGGCTGAACAGGTCGGAGATCTGATAGTTAAAATCAATCTCATTTTCTCTAAACTTATCAATTATGTAATCAACGTTATGGCTCCACCGTTAATTGTGCAGCAACATTGTGGAATAACTAAAGAAATGATAGAAAATTCTATCAGTAAACCCGGCAGGATGGTTTTGATGCCGACCATTCCGAATGCCCGGATTGAGTTTATGCAAATACCCAATTTGCCGGAAACATTTTTTCGCGTCCTAGAATTGCTTATACGAAATTTTGATCGTATTTACGCTATAGAGGACGCCGACAGGGGGCAAGCACCAAATGGAGTTATCGCTTATGCGGCGATTCAGGCGCTTCAAGAACGTAATCAGGTCTTAATGCTGACCAAGACTTCTTCTGTTGATTTTCTAGCAGAAGAGAGATCCAAGTGGGCAATAGGATTGTATCAAAATTTTGGGACACGTCCTGATTCTGTTAATGTGGCGGACGAACAGTTGCCATTTGCAGGTGTAGAGTTCGCCGGGAGAAAGTTTGGTTATGTGGTTGAGTCAGGTTCATCAACGCCAAGAACAAAACTTCAATGGCAAGATTTAGCGCTAAAGTTAAAAGAAATGGGCGTCATTGACCAACAAGCAACACTTGAATCCATCGGATTTCCCGGATGGAAAGAGATTTTAGAAAGAAATGCTGAATCTCAAACAGAACAGGCGCTTCAGGTTTTAGTCAATGCTGGTTTGCCGGAAGAGACGGCTATTCAGCTAAGAGATTTTGTCATGCAATCATCGTTGCAAACGCAGGGAAACGATCAAAAATAAAACAAAAACATAAGGAGGAGGAGAAGCAACATGGAATCTTTAAGAAGACAGTACGGAATTACATTAGAAGAAGAGGACAAGTTGGCTGCGCGAGTAGAAGCAATGTTTAAAGGTTTGTTTGAGTTACGATTTAAAGAAAATACATTTAAACTTGTTGAGGATTTTTTAAATAGAAGAAATTTTATCGAAGGAGACGAGCTTGTCTTTTCGTATGTTCAAAAAATTACGTATACAGCATTGATTGGATTATTGGGAGAAATTCGTAATGGAAAAGAAGCGGAAAAGAAAAAACTAAAAAAGTCTAAAGGAGTGTGTGAATGCCTATCTACGAATATAGTTGTCCGAGATGTAAAAAAATAACCGAAAAGTTCCATCGGATAGACAATATCCCTAAAAAAGTAAGGTGTAAGGGGAAAGGGTGTGGACGCATGGCCAGACGGATAATTCCCCAAAGCGGTGCGATACTGTGTGACTCTATTAATGATGTGAAATGGTTAAAATCATCATTGGATACGCTGCCGAATAATGCACAACATATTGAGTCTAAAACAGAGCTTCGTTCCTACTTGAAAGCTAATAGGTTAACTCAAATAGGGTAACAGTGGCATGGACGATAAAGAACAGAAAATTGAAGCCATAATCTCTTTTTGCAGAGAGAAAATAAAAAACTTGATATTGGATAAAGTTTCTGGTAGGGTTGAATTAACATTAATCCTAGACTTCTCACAAGGATTCATAGGATCAGCGTATATGCAAGACAATACAAAGGTGTGTATTTTAAAACAAGGTAAATAGAATGCTCAATCAATCGTTATTATTTTAAGGATATAAGGGGTACTTAAGTCCTTTAAGAAGGTAGCTAAAGCCCAGACTGTACGACAAACACAAACGTGTCCGTACAATCTGGGCTTTTTTTTAATACCAAAATCGGGTAGCTCAGCCATCGGTCCGCAAGGGTAGCCGAAAATCATACTGA